TTGCCCAAGGTAAGTCTTCACCTTTAACTGCTGGTAGAAATCTAAAAACAGCATATCCATTACCTGATTTATCTAATTCAGGTTTCCAGAATCTTTCATCTTGATATGATTGTTTTTGTTTTTGAGGTTCGGATACTTTTGAAAGTTCATTGACTAAAGTATCTAGGTTTGATTTTGACCTTTTTAAGGCCGCTATACTTGTATTCATATATATTTTCCTTATATTAATTGTATATTGTTGTATCTGTATTGTGCTGTATTAACGCACATTATTATTTATAACTACTCTTTAATAAACCAAGATTTAATTGTATTGATATTTCTAGTTAATTGTGCTTTACCTTCTGCCCAATTTTTCTTTTGAAATTCAATTGTTTCTTGTTTTTGATTAACAAACCAGTTGTTAATTTTTTCGTTAAAGTTAGTTTTCTCATTAGTATTTCCCACAGTAGCGGTAAAGCATAATACTAGAAATGCTATTATTATTGTTTTCATAATATTATTATATCATCTTGAAGGCCTTTTGTCAAGCAATTCTAATTTTATTTTTAATGCTTTGACTTCTTCCACTTTATCTTCCACTTGTTTGGCAAGTGACTTATTATCGTGTTTTAAATCGGAATTTTCTTTCTTTAATTCTTCTATAACTCTATCCAAATCTGAAGGACCTCTATCGTCTACCATTACTATATATCCGTTCTTACAATATGTTTTCTTAACTCTTTTACAAAAAACTCTATTTTATCTATATAATCAATTAAACTTTTATCTGTAATAAATTTTTGTTGTTCTTTTAATTTATCATATTCTCTTATAGAAATTTGCACCATAGGACTAGGTGCTTGACTTTCATTTTCCATAGTAGCGTCTAACTGTCTTTGTTTTTCTTCACTATCGGTCATCATTTTTCTCCATTATTACTTTCTTTATTGGTGCCGTTGCTATATCACCAGGTTTAATTTTCAAAGGTCCAAATGTTGCCATTGTTTCTCCAATACAACCTGATAAAAATATAGATATCAATATTATTAATAATTTTTTCATTTTAATTCAACTTTACCGCCTACAGCTTCCAATTCTTGTTTGATTTTTTCTGCTTCATCTTTATCAATATCTTCTTTAAGTGTACCAGGACAACTCTCTACAAATTTCTTTGCGTCTAGTAATCCCATTTCTTTATGTTCTCTACATTTTTTAAGAACCATTATCTTTTTAGATTCATCAAAACCAGTTAATATAACTGATAGAGTTGCCTTTGCTTCTACTGGTGCAGCTGCTTGTGGTGCTCCTGCTTGAATATTACTTGCTTGAATACCCCATTTTTCTTCCATCATCTTTGCCATATCAGCGGCTTCTTGCAATGTTAATTTACCAAGTTCATCTATTAATTTGTTTATATCAGCCATTATCTACCTAATTTCTTCTTTCTACCTATTGGTAAAAAAGCATATTCTTTAATTTGTTTACCTCTTTTACTTATATATTCAATTATAACTTTTGTATCTTTAATTTTATTTTGTATAGACTTAACTGCTTTCTTATAACTCATTTGCTCTGTTTTTTCAATAAAAGTTTCATCAGCGTCATCTTTATAAAATTTAAACTCTCTATTCTTTGGCATTTGTCTCCTTTGTTAGTATATCACAATTATAGGATAATGTTCTTCTTACTTGGTCTGTTCCGTTGAATGGATAAACAGTATGGACTAGTGTATATGGAAATATAAAAAAGTCACCAACTTTTGGATTAATTCTATATTGTGAAATAGATAAAGAGTGTTGACTTCCACCTATAAATTCTAAATGTCCATTTGAAGGTTCGTGAGCATTAGAATATTCTGGACCATATGTATCAGGTACTTTTAAAAATAAAACTGAAGACATACCTACAAGACTCTTTTTACTAGCATGAAAGTGAGCAGGATTATATTCATTTGCTTTCATTTCATTTACCCAAGCATTATCTAATTGTAGTCTATGAGTTTTTTGAAGTACAGAACCTGTACCTTTTAAATAATGTTGAAAGCACATTAAAAAAGTGCCTCTCATGGCGTCACTCAATACAGGATTAATTAATTTTTCTTCTTTAATTTTACCTGCAAGTTCAATATTCCAGTCTGGTAATATTTTACTTTCATCATATACTTTATTAAGGTCATCAACAAATTGTTGTGGCATTGTAAATTTAGTAATTACTTCACCAAGCACTATATTTTGTACTGTTGCTGTAACCATTATATATCCTTTATTTTCTTTTTTAATGTCATTTTGTATTTTGTTATGTTATATTTTAGAAATGGTTTATATCTTATCATTCTATCATACAACTTTGGCCATAATACTTTTTCTGTTATATCTTTATTTAATCTTTTAGAAAACTTTAAAATATCATCTAGTATTAAAAATGTTTCAAAGTTTATCTTTTTAGATAAAAAATATTTAAGTATTGGTGGATGTTGACCGTCTTTAGATGTAAACAAATCATCAAAACTTAATTTCTTTGTTATCTTATTTAATATATATTCAATATCTTGTTCATAATAATAATGTAGTGCCTCTAATTTTTTTGACCAGAGTTTATAATTCTCATCACCAGATCGGCCAATGATATCACCAATCCAAAGATTAGTATTATTGACAAAATTACTAATAAAATAGTCAACAATATTATTACTGCTATAAGTTCTACTAAGCTTGTGAAAGAAATATCTATCCCTTCTTTTAGTAAAGGTCTCAAGCCGAGCAGTTGTTCTGCCACCGTGTTTATGGTAGTCATAACTCTGGTTCTTACTAGTGAAATGTAGTTTGATTGCCAGATAGATTTTATAAACCTCAAAGCCATTCACTTATTTTCCTTGTAAATATTTTAATACATTTTCAGGTGAAGATATCCCATAAGGGTCTTCAGGTGTATCATCTGTTTTACCTGGTTCTACAAACATTTGCTCAATTACGCCATTATTAACTATCATAGCATATCTCCAAGACCTTTGACCGAAACACTTATCTCTTTTTTGAACAAGCATTCCCATTTCCTGTGTAAATTGTCCATTACCATCTGGTATGACTTTTACATTTTCTAATTTTTGATTTTGTGCCCAAGCATTCATAACAAAAGAATCATTTACTGACATACAATAAATTTCATCTATGCCGTGTTCTTTAAAAACATCTGCTTTTAATTCATAGCCTGGTAATTGTTGATTTGAACAAGTAGGTGTAAATGCACCTGGTAAAGAGAATACTATTACTCTCTTGTTTTTGAAGTAAGTATCTGTATTTGTATCAACCCAATCGCCTAATTCCCTTACTCTAAAATGGACATGGGGTACTTGCATATTTATTTTATCATCAAACATAATTTATAATGGTAGTTTTGCTACCTTCTCCTTCAACATATTAAGGTTTTGTGCCTCATATGCTATCTTTTCTTTTAATGTTTTATTAATCATTGATTTGGTGTTGCTAGGATCAATTTCATTCTCTTTACAATATTCTAAAATTGCGTCTATATAACTTATCCGTTTTGTTTTAACTATATCCTCTATAACTAAAGCAAATTTATTTGGTGTTAAATCAATCATTAATACATCTATTATTATACATTATTCATCATTAAAAGTCAAGCAGTTGGTAGGGCAACTAGTTTCTGTTGCGAGGCCTAGTTGCCATTACCCCAAGCAGTATTAAGCTGCTAAAGCGTAACCTTGTGAGTTAGCATTTATAAGACTTTACGGTGTCTTTGACCGATTAATCTCCGAAGTGTTTTACCTACCAGTCGATCCTATTTCCACCCCTATAATTTCATTGTTATAATGGTGGAGTGGCTGGGTATTGCACCCAGGTCCTGTGTAGTTATTGTCACCTCATCAACAACTAATTCTATAAATTTGTACTCGGTTTAATCTCTAATGTCTTATAATCAAATAGCATATTTAATATGCATTTATCAACCTGATCTGGTGTTTCAATCGTTCTTAAAATATTTCCTGGCGTATCTTCGGAAGCATATGTTGTAACTGCATATGCAATATCACCATCTGGTACTCCATTTGCTCTACCAAATGCCACTTCTACTGCAACATATCCTTCATTCTTTAATGCTTCATTAACATCTTTTAAAGGTCCGCACCAAATTGGTACATTCATTAACATCCAAGGATATTTTGCCATACCCTCTGGACTTGCAAATGAATTTGTTGAGAATAATAAAAATATAAGTCCACATAATGTTTTAATTGTTTTTCTCATTTTCTTTTTCTTTAAACTTCCTATTAAATTCCTCTATAGCGGGTTTCAATAAAGGTAAGTAATCGTTTTTATTTTTAATAAAAGTTTGAGTTGCACCTTCTTCGGTTACTATTAATATAACTATTTGGTCAATAGGTTGTCCATACTGCTCTTCATACATTTCACAATAAGCAGCCGTTTGTATAAAATAATTCTCTACCCACTCTTCCTTTTTATCTTTCGTTGAAGTTTTAAAATCTATTACTGATAATTTTCCTTGAAATTCTGCAATACAATCTACTCTACCTGCAACGCCCCATTTATTGCTATACAAGCTTTCTTCTTGCATAACTATATTATTTATCTTATCCAATTCAGGTTTTAGTATAGTAAATAGCGCTGTGGGTAAAACATCTTGTTTTGAGAGTTCTTTATTATTTAAATAATCTTCTGTTAATGTGTGTACGGCTGTGCCTCTCTTAGCTGCATTTCTCATAATAGTATTTGCAACTTGCTCACCTACTGACTCACGCCATTTGGTTATACCTGCATTGTTTCTATCCGATAGCACAGATGTAATTGAAGGATACTTTTGACCATCAGGTAAAACATAAAATCTTTTACCATTAATTGTTTTAGTAAGTAATTGTTCTGGCTTTGTGGGTAATGGAATGTGAGTAAAATCCTTTACTTCATAATTCTTTTTAAAATATTCGTTTAGTTTATTCATTACATAATTATATCATATACTTAACCAAAGTCAAGCTATGCACTTCTATTTTTTGTGTACATATCAGTTATTTCATCTTTTGTAAATTCGCCAAGCGCTCAGCTAGGATTGTACTCTACATATTGAGTTTTACCTTGATCGTTTCGGAATGCTCTCAATGTTTGTTTTCTGTTATCTGTTGGACTTTTGTATGAACAATGAATCCAACCACTATTAGGTTCTTCAGGTTTATGATATTCCAATATTAATTGGTCAAAATCTAAATTTTCTGCAATATATTTTGCTAGTTCAGCATTCGGCGTTCCAAATATTTCAAAATCCGCAGCCTGGCCTTTAGCGTGTTGTGAATTAGTTGATGATCCTATTGCAACACATAATTCTTCACTTCTAAACCCACTTGATACTGTAACTGGAGTTGCATAGTGGTCTCTAACAGGTTGTAGTATGTTTTCACATAACTTCTGCAACGCTGTAATCTGATCGTCATTAGGATTGTTATTAATTCCTTTACGCTCAGCCGTCTGACTAGCCGT